ATACCCCCCGTAACACATAATAGCAACTATTGTGTTCTCCCCGTAAGGCATATCCTCTTTATTTATATACTCAAGAAACCGGGTCTTAACTAAGGGTATCTGTCCATAATTCAAGAGAACCGCCGCTTTATCAATACGAAGGTTATAATTACTATGATAAACCGAACAAGCTTGTTTACTTTGACCACACGAAAAAGCATTACGTGTCGGTGGGTTATTCTCTGGAAAAACAACGAGACTCCCCATAGTGCCAAACATAAGGGATGGGTGTATTTCCAGATGCGTATGTGGTTTCAATTCAAAGTCTTCAATGTCTATACAAATCATAGCGTTTTCGGTTTCATTATTATCTATATAATCTATAATACCCTTATTCTTTATGAATGTTTCTATTTTTGCAGGATTTGTTTCTGTGGTAACAGAACTGAATAATTCATTGAGTTCGTATATTTCATAACTATTTTTCTTATATTTAATATTCTCCTTATGTTTATTAAAACCGAACACTAAATTATTCCAGTAGTAATCACCCGATGCAAGTTTATCTTTAACATTCTCATACGACATCTTATTCGTCAAATCGTCCTTATAAAATATAGGTCGGCATAAGCGACCCCCGTCAGTATATATAAAAATGGTGTTTTGTGTGATATCGAATCCTATACTAGTATAAGGCGAAATCAGTCCATTTCGTCTGTATAATTTCATTTTACGAACATTCTCGAATGGTTCTTCGATCGAACCGCACCAATAACCATTTATAAATACCTTCGTCAAATTTGATAACATTTTAGGAGTACATTCATAAGTATATTTGAGAGCAACCTTTTCTCGTAACCAATCAATCATTGGTTTACGTTCTCCGATACCACCGTGAGAAACCTGTGTCATAATCGCCAAATGTTTATGTAGTCCAATGTTACCTCCGTCTGGAGTATCAAGAGGGTCTAAGAACCCCCACTGGGAACCGTGTAGAAGTCGTGGTCCTGTTACTTTAGCACTCGAGTCCAAAGGTAAATTTGTCTTACGTAGATGCGCAAGATAGCCATTGAATGATAATCGATTTAAATCCTGAACGACCCCAATGCGTTTTGTTGTTGTCTTTGCTCCCCAGTTACCCTTGAATGCTTTTGAGAATCCCTTTTCTATAATACGTTCTCTGAAAATCTCGTTTTTATAAGTATTAATAAGCCCAGGTAAGTCAGACGCGTATAAATTCAGATTTAAATTAAGTCGTTTATCGTAACTTAATCTTATATGTTTTTGTTGTTCTGTATAATAATCACGGAATAGTTCATACATTAGAGAACCTACAAGTTCTATTCGTTTATATTTAAAATTATCACGGTCAGTTGGTAATTCAACATTATTCATTACGGATAACATCTTGAATGTCATATGACCGAGGAAATATGCTTTCTCCTTATAATTTGTCTCCCCTATATGAGGCAATAGATAATCGGATAAAATTTCCAATCCGTGTTCATATAATTTACCCTTTGTTAAAGATGCAATAAAATGAATCGCCAATTCTTGTGTGAGAATGCCTCCTGCGTCGTGAACTGACGGTATAAAGTCATCTATCCAAGGTTCATATTTATCTAAATCCAATAAGCACGTCGTTATAATATCTTTATCACTGTTGATACCCAAAGCACGCATAACAATAAATAGAGGCACTGGTTTTCTAACATTGGGAATATTCACAACTATATTCTTATTAGTATATTTAACACTCGGTGCTACTAGGGATATAGAGAATTTACGAATAGGTTTTGATGGGTTCTCAGAAACACTCCTCACTTCTGCCGAGTATAAATATTTCAATTCCATTTCATCGTCCTCTTCTTTGATAAATTTCCTAATATATAACATATTATCTGCAAACTTTTCTTGAGAAACCACAGTCTTCTCTTTACCATCTATTATAAAATACCCCCCGATGTCTTGTTTACATTCCCCCATGGTGAAACGTATTTCAGGAGTCAATTTATTCAATATACAGAAATCAGACTGAACCATAATGGGGAATTTCCCGAGATATACATTTTCAATTGTTTCTATACGTTCATACTCATTATCACCTTTCATAGACTTCTCTATATTTTCCCGCATCTCTTTTGCTTGACTTGTAGTATAATCATATTCTCTGATTTCAAGATTATTGTTACGAGTACCACCTGTAGAGAGGTGTAACTCATTCGAATCAATTGTATTTAACCCACCCTCTTGTTTATAATTTTTAAACTTATAAGACTCATTATAGTCATGATGTGTTTCTGTAAATTCATCCAATGATAAATTTTGTCCACCTTGTGTAGTCATTTCACCATCATCTAGAATATCAGTATATACAATTTCAACATCATAATGAATAGGCATACCATAAGTCATGTTACGTAAACGAGCTTCATTTGGAAACATATAATGAGAGTTATCATTGGAATCGTATATGATTGGTTTACCGAATGATATTTTCGTGCCATCACGTCCACCTAGATATATTTCACACTTGTTCTTATAATCATCTATAGATTTATCATAATTTGACTCGAGACGAATTGGATTTTTCTCTTTAAATATCTGGTATATACCCGTTTTAAAAAACTCATTATAAGATTCTAGATTATGACTAACTAAACTATCCGGAACGTCTTTAAAATGGGTATCTAGCATTTTCCATATAATCGTTTCATCCATAACGTTACTATAATATTTAGGTATATTTATTTTTTACATAGTTTATTATGAAATATGATTTTTTTGTCTTGTAAAACAAAATGATACAAATAACAAATTATATAATGTTAATATATACATCAAATATGAACGACTTTATGAACTCCTTGTTTGGTCCTATGCATAAGGACTACTGTCTTTACTTCTACTATTTATCTATCTTCGGTTTCATTCTATTTACAGTGGCATTTTTAACTATGATTCGTCTGGTAATTACCAAGAAACGCGGTAGTTCATTCTACTTGAACTCCGTAATGGTATTACTCGGATATGGAATATTCTATTTCCAAAACAGACTACTCCATACTATGTGTAGCAACAGTCTATGAACTAATTAATTTATAATAATCGTTAAATAGTTTATATTTTTTTATTAACTCAAAATATAAACAAATGGATAACTTATATTATTCTAATTATTGTAAGCATAGTAAAAAGGTATTGGATTTTTTATCGAAAAGTGGTATTACTGAAAATTTAAATTGTATATGCATTGATAAAAGAAAACTCAACCCTGAAACCAACCAAGTATTTATACAACTCGACGACGGAAAGCAAGTTTTGATGCCACCCAACCTTTCATCGGTTCCAGCATTATTATTAATAAACAAGGGTTATTCTCTTGTTTTAGGAAGTGATATTATACAACATTATGAACCTGAGGTGAAAAAGAAATTAGAGTCAGCCAACTTTGGTGATGGCGAACCAAGTTCATATTCAATAAAGTCTTCATCTGGTGGTTCCAATATAGTATCGGAACAATTTACATTTTATGATATGTCACCCGACGAACTAAGTGCAAAAGGAATGGGAGGGCAACGTCAGTTATATAACTATGTCCCGGTTAATAATTCTGGCGCAACAATAGCGACCCCACCAGACACTTATAAACCAGATAAAGTTAGTAACGAAGTGACTATAGATACACTTCAACAACAAAGAAATTCAGATGTTCCCATGAAAAATTCCACACCACAGTATCAATATCAAGTGTCAGAAATATAATAAATATATATATATTTGTATGAAATAGATTTAAACAATAATAACCATATTATATAAATGACAACTAAGTCTGCTTCATTAAAAGCATTTAATACACATTTCGATGAATTTATCGAAGATATAATAAACGTATTTCCAGATAATAATGATATTAAATCGGCACAAAACATGGTTATCATGACAAGAAAAGCAAATGTCACACTTATTATTAAGGTATGGTATTCTTATATTTATGGTCCATATAAAGACAGGATTGATTCGGGTGATTTAGATTTTTTCATTACGAAGGATTACTGTGAAGATTTAAATGGAATATCAAACGCATCAGACATTATGAAATCCATAGATTCATTACGGTCACCTATTAATGATATGAGTCTTGCAAACAAGGCTCATTCTCTCAAATATGTTCAGAACTTATGCAAACTATCGGAACTATATAATTCATTTTAGACCATTTACAGGTGACCATATTACAATATATATATATATATATATATTATGATAAAAGATAATATATTAATTCCACTCGAACCTATACCAGAAGAAGCTGTTTTATTTGAGATTAAAAAAAATTTTCTTTCTTGTAGAAAATGTTTTGATATTATTACGGACGATAAAGTTATTGAACGCTGTGACACGTGTAATGATGTATGGTGTTGTTCTAATAATAACACAAGTAAAAAATATTTCGAAACCACGTTTGATTTATGTAACGGTTGTGTAAAAAAGATTGTTCCAGAACAATCACGACGAAAACATCGTATAAATATTAGACCATATAATATATTCACCAAATAACATTCCTTTGCTTTTTTTTTTATTTTTTAATACGAAGTAGATACAATATTACTGCTTCTCTTAACAACATCACTGAGTGTATTGTTACACTCTCGTGTTTTATAACTCACGTGATATAGTTTCTCTTTTGGAGTCATTGCGTTATAATACTTTGATACGACATCGCGTGTAACTATAGTAGGGTATTCACTATCAATTGTTGGAATATAATATGTGTTATGGAGAGTATAAATATGAGTGAATATAGCTTTACTAATACGAATAGATTTGCCCATCTTCTTGACGTAATACGAAACATAGGCATCATGAACTTCCTTGATGAAGTCATACGACTGTCTATAAAACTGGTAGAATAAACGCTTATATATTGGAAATTCTAATAAGAATTCGTCAACCTTGCCCGATGCGAATAAACTAAGATAATGATAATGAATATTTGGATTATTTCCTCTAATATTCTTGAGACGTTCATAGGCAACGTTTTCAACCTTTATCCGTTGACCAGTTATTTTACTATGAAGCATTATACCTGCGTTATAATTTTCAGAAGTATTGCATATTTCCTCTACATTTTTCCCAGTGATGTCTACGACACGTGGTAATAATATGGGTAAATTACAAATAGAACCATTAAAAGCAACATTGACCATATTATCAGGAGTGTAATAAGTTATTTCACCACCTTCAATCTTAAAACCATTTACCAAATAAACTGAGGGTTTCTTGATATTGAGAACAATATGATTATTAGGGTGCTGTAGAACAAAACTATAAGTATAATCTATATTAAATCTAGACACCACAGCAGAATCATTTAACTCCGAATTATACTCTTCGCCCAATGCCTCCATAAACATCTGTCGAAAAGTCATCTGTTTATTAAATTCAGTAGAACCATCATAATGGGTTCTATAATACCAATAGTTACCACCAATGGCTGATTTAGTAGCAATCTCCCATTTACAAATTACTTTATTATAAAACAGATTAATCATGGTACCTTCAATTACCTCATTCGCATATAATTGTCCAGTGAAATCGAACGAACTGTTAGCACTTTCCCTTTTAAACGCATCCAACTGCATTGACTTAATAGGTGCGAAAGCAATTATACTATCATTACAAGTGACAACAGAACGATAATTACCATATCCGTGGTAATCTACATCTGCCTTATACATAAGTAAAAGTTCATCGAAGGATATGTCTTTATCTTTACATAACTGGATGAGTTTACAATACATAGGTTCACAAGTATCTCTTTTTATACGAGTAGGAGGTTGGCAAGCGAATCCTTCTTCCAGGGTATTATTTATTTTTCTAGACCACCTACCGCTATTTACCCATTCAATGAAACCTGAATTATCATTCATTTGTTTCATTAAATTGTCTTCGAATGTTTCTTCTTGGTATCCAGAGCAACTAGGTTCACTTGTTTTTATCTCAGTATTTTTATTATAATTATAAATAATATACTCTGTATCTCCTTGTTTATACACCTTTTGACTTATCTCAGGAACACTTGAGATATCTTGTACGGAAATATTAATTGTATTCATTGTTATTGTATTAGTGTGTTGGTTTTACTTTATATATATTTTATAAATATTTATTCAATTTTTATAAAAAAATCGTAAATTTTAGAAATATATGATTATAATAATAACTATACAATTCTCTTATTTAATCACGTAAAATAAAGATATATAAGTTATATATACACATAAGTAATGGTTTCAAAAGAACAATCTATACAATTAAAATATGGTGATATAATCGAGATATCATCTCCGTCTAATAACGAATATCATCAGAATAATTATTATATAACATATATCGATAACAGCATACTAGAGGTTATTAATGTATCGTCAATGAAAACACATGTATTATCCATCAAAGATAATAAATTTACAGATGAGTCAATCATTGCCATATATCTATTAAACCGAAGCGATGTAGATGGTTATGCTAGACAGAATAATATAAATATACACACTTGGTTGGATATATATATAGGTGGTGATATACCTGTTATTATCACCGGTGAAATTACAAATTTAGAAGAAGATATGATTGAAATTACAACCTTTCCTGAAGGAGATGTAATATATATAGATTTTGCTTATAAGGGTATACCCAAAGATATACCTTTTAATAAATTTGTTATTCGCGAGAAACCTAGTCAGGCACAAACCAATTTCAAAAAAACCACAATTGACGGAGAAGAAGAATTAACCGAGGATGATATTGAAAAAGCAGTTGACCTGGGTTCTTATGAGTCTACTGATGATGGTGAAATGATAATAAATTTACCAGACAATGTGGTTCCAGATGAAAGTATTAGGAAAGTATTACACGATATGTACAATGATGCAAATAATATTATTTTTGGTGAAGAACTTGACGATATAACACAAGATATAGAAATTCCAGAACATCAACAAAAATACGGACTTGAAATTCAGACAAATGATATGATGGATGAATTATTATCTACAATACCCGATAGTAAACGGACAGATAAAGTTCGGTCTAACATTTCAACTTTAATTAATCGCTTTAAAGAACTAAGAAATGATTTTTCTAAATTCGATGATAATGATAATGTTACTGGTTATGTGTATAATGGACCATTATGGAAACCATTGATAGAAAAACTCACGAAACTGAATAAAAATATTAGATGGATAATACCTGTAGTTCAGCAACAGTCTAATGTATATACAGACCAAAATAATAATGAAGACGATGATATAGACGTAAATATGTTAGACCAACAACAAATAATGTCACAAGAAAACGAAATCTTTAATTCATATAAGAATAATGATAGTGCTAGCAATAATAAATATTTTAAACTTTACTCTGATTTGGATAAATATAATAATAACTTCAATACAATTGACGACGATAGTTCATTAATGAATAAAGTCAGTGTAAATACAGAATTCGACGCTATAATCGATAATCTGGAAAATTTCTATAGTAGTGTTGTTAAGGCAAATGGTAATAAACGCAAATTGGTGAGAAATCGGTTTGTAATGCAACGTTATAATTTGGGTCTTCAAAAACAAGATAGTTTGTTGATGAAATCAGGTAAGACCATTTTTATTCGTAATAATATGACACCGAATGATGAAATAAATATTAAATCATTAATTATGATGCCAAATGAGTATGTGGAATTCTCAAAGTTGGATATACCATCTACTAGTATTTTGAAAAAGTCACAGTATTCACAATTATTTGTTTCATTATTCCGTTTATTAAATCGAAATACACTAATAAACAATGCTAATGTAAATGATTTGGATACTGAATTGAATATTGAAGAGGATGAATTTATGAAAGATATTAAACAGTATACTCTCGATGAAAAATACAAAGATGAACCTAATAAATATGAGAAGTTCCTACAAACTATTATCCCGAAAACAAGGAATATTATTCGGGAAATAAGGAATAAAGTAAAAAATCGTTTAACCATCCATAGTTTTATTGAGGAATTGAAACCTTATATGATTGGTAATAAAGATATTTCGTATCAACAATATAATGAACTCAGGTTCACAATCAATAATGCAATTAAAGAATTCAATAAGGATTTCGATCAAAAATCGACGTCACATAAAGCAATTTTATCATCCATATCGGTTCAAGACGAACCGATGACGCGAATTGAAAGGTTACTATTTAATAATACAGAATTAATGGAATTCTTCAAAGATGGTTATAATATTAATGATAGTGTGAAATTGAGAAACGGTGAGCTTTTAAATAAATTGATACGGGATGATAATTTATCAATGCTTTCTGATATAATAACTTCGGTAAATATTAAAAATCTTACCACACCTGAACAATTATTGAATGGATTTCAACCCGTAGATATAGAAGATGAAGGAGAGAACGCCAAGATTAAACCAACAGATTGTTCGCGTAGATATCTTACCAAGAAATATAACACAATAAATGAATTACAGGATGATAATACCAGTGATATAATTTATTATGATGATGTGTACGATGATACACCATATGGAATACTGGATTTATATGAAAAGGAAAAGAAAGAGATGGAACCATCATTATTTAAAGAGTTCCTAGAAGAGAACCTAATTCAAAAACACGATGTTAAACCAAATTATGGAAACACGATGGCAGAGATACTTATTGCAGGTAAAAAACCGGTAACAGATGGTGAATATGCTATATTAGAATTGAAACCGGGATATGGTAAAGATATAGACGAGACACTTCTTACACCAAAAGAGAAGAAAGCAAACGAAGTCGAGTCAGAAACTAGAAAAAAACAGGGATATTATAAACGTAAGAATAATGTATGGATATATGATAAATCTATTGACACCGAGTCGTTTATTGACACAAATGCGTTATTTTGTAATATAAGGGATGATTGTAATAAAAATATATCTAATTCTGTATGTGAGGCAAGTAGTTTTTCTAAGAAACGAATTGAACAACTGAATAAAACTAGAATGGTAAAAGAATTTGAGAACCGCATTGATATTTCACTGGAACAACTAGATGAGAGGATTAAACAAGACCTCATGAACGATTTCAAAAATATACGTAAGAAAATTATATTACGAGATATGAAAGATAATAAATATAATAACTTTGCGTATGATTATGGTAAAACCGCTTCATCTATTGATATAATAAAATCACCACACGAAGAACTGCGTAAAAAAATTATGGGATTAGATGACTTTACAAAACGTCAAAGTTATATTAATAGGTTTGTAGATGAGCATTGTAGAGAACCTATGGAAGATATGAAAGAAAAAATGAATTGGTTATATTGTAAAGATAGTAATACACCACTTATGCCTATATCAATTGAAAAACTCGCACGGGAATTTATTTTAAATCCGAATAATTATCTAAATAAACTCGACGAAATTTGTTCTATTTATGGAAGAATGAGTGATGATGGTGACTCCATTGTTGATAAATATAGTGGTTACACTTTACGTAAAATAGATTTTTTGACACAAGAAACATATAATGAACAGGGGTTTATTATTCAAACACACGATACGATGGAAAAAGATATGACCGAACAAATTACAGATGTTCTTATGAAACATACGAAACCAGTTCACGAAAATGAATTGAATACAATGATATATAATATTGCTCATACAATATCAACAAGTATGGGTATTGTGTTCGACACTATACAAGAAGGTGTATTGCGTCTTTCGAATGAATTGGTTGATTCTGTAGTATTGAATGAAATAAAATACGAAGAACAAGTTCAACGGAAAGCACTGAAATCTGGTAAAAAGGGTATAAATTACGAAACATATAGACACCGTAATATATTATGGATAGTAGCTGCTTCATTACTCATTAATATACAGACGGCTGTGCCTGGTCATCGTTCTAAGAAAACATTCCCTGGTTGCACTCGTTCATTTAGTGGTTATCCATTGAATGCGGGCGTAGAAGACCAGTCTGGTATCGAATATATCGCGTGTATTATGTATAAATTAAAAAGTTCTATCAAACCATGGGATTCAATTTCAAAATTAAAAAGTGATATATATGCGCCAAAAATTATGGATATAATAGATAAATATATATTCACGAAACGGCCTGATATAGCAGATTTATACACAAAAAAAAGACAGTTTTTATTGGAAAATCCAGACCAGTTCATTCCCGAAGAACATAG